ATACCCATGCTCCTACTTCTACCCACTCGTTATCTTTAACTGATATGGTAACACTAGGTTTATGTTCACACCAGTGACGTTGATATATTAACCAGTTTTCTAACTGTTCTATAGCTGTCTTATCATTACGGGTAATAGCATTCTTAGGAGCTTTCATTGCAAAGCTAAACACTGCTGTTTCATTAGGGTGAAACTGCTCATCTTCTACTTTAATACCACTATCTTTCATAAAATTATAGATAGGGTCTTTCTTATCCATACGAATTGTTCTTATGTAATAGTCGTTATGACGAGCATGAATACCGCTAGCAGCATCAACGAGCTGAGAAACAGTGCCAGAAGGTTTAACACATGTAATGCTTGTTGATGTTGGTATTCCAAGTGTTTCTGATATTGTTTCGTTAGTTTTACGAGCTTCATCTCTTAACCTTTCTAACATCTTTGGGTCTGGATTTGATGTTAATTTGTTATCCATAATGCCAGTTAATGACACACCTAATAATCTTTCTTCTTCTGTGTTCTTAACCCACTCTGCTGATAAGAATTGAAAGTTAGTAAGAGTAGATTGTATAGTACCTAATATTGTAGCTAGTCTAACCTTACGTGCTAAATCTTTTTCTGTATCTTTTTCACGTATAACTACTTCAGTTAGATTACAGAATTGTTTATCACGTAAAATTATTTCACTGCAAGGATTAGTTCCATAAGATAATGATGGGTCTCGTCTACCCCACTTATTAGCTTGTGCTTGGGCTGCTAGTCTATTAAAGATACCACGCTCACCTGACTTAGACTTAACTAAAGATAACCATTCTTCCATAAATACTTCTGCATCTGGGGCTTCTGTATATGCTACAGAGTTATTAGCTAAAGCTCTATGAGGATGGTCATTCCACCAAGCTCCCATCTTAGCTTCTCTCATACGTCTGTCTGTTAGATTAGATAAACTAATTAGTGCTGACCTACGGACACCACCTACTACAACTATCTGACCTATCATGCACATGATATCATGTACTTCTATGCTGTTAAGCTTACGTCCTTTAGCTTCTTTAAATGTATCTGTTACAAATTGAAATAGTTTTTTAAGAGGGTCAGGACCAGAGGCTCTACCTCCAAAGGTTTTAAGTCTAGCTCCTGCTGGTCTGACTCTAGAAAAATTAAACTGAGGTATATCCCCTTCATATAAAGAAGATATTAGTTTCTTAAATGCTTTTGCCCAGCCTAGTTTGCTGTCTTCTACAACAATAACATCATCACATTCTTTTATATCTTTTGGAATCTCTGGTAATTTATTAGTGTCTTGTCTTTCACATGAAAAACCTACACCAGTTCCATTCATAAGAATGTAGAGTGCCTCACTAAAGGCTCGCTTATTGTTGATAGCAAGGTAACTACAATTATAAGCTGCAATGTTATCCCGTTCACAGGCTTCTCCTGCTGTCATTAATAATCTCATAGATGGCATTACTTCTAAATTAAGTACTGCCTCTTTAATACTTGGCATTTCTTTATGTAGTTCTGGAGCTTTCTGTATAAGATAGTTTATTAATCTATCTACTGTTTCTTGCCAGGTTTCTCTTCTATTTTTTTCTGGTATAAATCTTGCGTATCTACTTTGATGTATTACTTCTTGGTAAATACTAGGTAATGTTGTCGTCATATATATCAAATTCCTTTTTATTATCGTTAACTAATTCTTCAAGCTCATCTATCTTGTCTTCTATCTTGTCTTGAAAATGATAAACAATATCTTCACTTGAGATATCTAATAGTTCTAGGAGTGTAACTTCGTCTATCTCCTTTAAATTTTCACAAAGTTCTTTGAACGTCACTGCCATTATTTACTTCCTTTCCACAGCTTTGGCACAGAACATTACTTCTTTGTGTTTGTTTCATACCACAATGCTGACATGTTTTACTAAATATTTTGTCATAGTTATCTTCATACTCTTTAGTGTTAGCCTTAGAGTTAAACTTTGCTTTTTCAAATTGCGTCATTGGTTTAATTCTTTTAGTAATTCTAAGTAATGAATAGCTTTATTAATATCTTCAAGTCCATTTTTATTTTGCCATCTACATACATACTTAATAACGTTACCTTCAATATATCCTATGTTATTAGCATGTATAAACTCTACTGGTTGTATCTTAAAGTCTTTATAATGACTACCATTTACTTGTTTTTTTGTAGCTTGTACCATTATTATATCACACCTTTCGTCTTTTGTCAAGACTATATTGTTCTTTTAAATACCTTAATGATACAGCCATCTCATCAAAGCTTCCATCTTTAACTTCATGTAACACATAGATACCTCTCCAGTGTTCATTTGTTTGATAGTTAAGATAAGATTCATCATGAAGATAACAACTACCAGCTATGATAGCTGTCATTTCTGCGCCATCTGCTCTTCTTCCATATGCAATTTGTCTGCCTTGTTGGTGTCCTGCAAAGCATGACATATGTTTCTTTGTAAGCAAAGCATTTGCTGATGTGATTGGTCTTCCCATGACTCCAGAAGCAAAGTAATGTGAGTAAGCAATACCATTGATAGGAACAACACTAAGAAATGGATGTACTTCCCAACCATATTCAACATAATTTAAATCTCCTATGCTAATTAATTCTTCTAACTTCCTATCATTCTCTACTGCTCTATCAATTCTATCTTCATGATTGCCTAAAGTCAGTACCATTCTAGGAGTATACACTTTCTTTTTAGCTTTACGTTGTTTCTCTTGGAACTTCCATAATGGTGTTAGCAATGCTTCCATACCTTTATGTACTGCTCGAACGTCAGCTTTATATGTTCTACCTTCAAAAGACTTTTTACCTACATCATAAGATGAGAGACTCGGCAAATCTGCAAAGTCTCCTATCTGTACAATAACATCAGGTTGTTTGTCTACTATATATTTTCCTATCCAAGTCAAGTAATCTAATTTAATCCCAGGTTTTACCTGAGTATCTGGAATGACTAGATGTTTCATTGCAATGTCTCCTTATGTAAATCAAACTCTAATTGTTCTGCTTGATTCTTTTCATCTAATACAGTTTTAATAATACCTTCCCGTATTAAATTCTTTATAGCATGGTCCATTAAGAATTCGGCTTCTACAGAATCAACTGAGAAGTCGAAGTCGTATGAACCATCATCATTTTTAACTAAGTTTTTTATAATCATTAATCCAATCCTTACGATAGTCTAACCACAAGAAACCATTCTTTTCAGCCCACATAGCGTATGTAGTTTTACTTCGTTTAGTTATCTTATTGTCAGGGTTCATAAATAAAAATATAATGGTTACATGTGGGTTGTGTTCTTTGAACCATAGCATTTTCTTTCTTGTATCTAAGTCTAGTTTACCCTTTGCTTCAATATAAATTAATCTTCTTCCTGTTCTAAAGTCAGGAGTATATGTCCTATGTATAGCAGGTTGAATATACTTATATGAATTAGACTCATATTTTGTACGAGGAAATTCCTTACGAAGTTCCTTCCACACTTGTACTTCAAACTTACTTTTAAAGTGTGGCATAGTGTACATCGTAAGGTTCATTAAAGTTTCTTAGAATCCATAAACAATTAGCATTCATAAGAAACTCTTCTTCATTTCCATAAGCATTTAGTACTGTAGCTAGCATGTCTTTTTCTGATTGACAATCAGCTAACAGTACTTGTGCTTTTTTATTACCAATTCCTTCTATGCCTCGGATGTTATCTGACCTGTCTCCTTTTAAACATTGCTCGTAGAACAACCGTAGTCCTTCTAGTTCACTTATGTCTTGCCAGGTATCAGGTCTTGACCAGCCTTTACCGTTTATTTCCCAGCTGAAATGTTTGCCAGGGATTTGTAGTAGGTCTTTGTCTAGGCTACAGATGATTGTATCTTCTGTTTGGTTGATGCCTAGTAAGTCATCTGCTTCTAATCCATCTGTTGCTACTTCAGCATTAAGTTGTTCCACTGCCCATCTTCTTAAATCATCTAAGTGTTTAGGCTTAGGAGCTGTACGGTTAGCTTTATACTCTGGATATATTTTCTTACGAAAATTTGTAGCTCCCGTTAGGTATGCTTTGTAAGAATCAGAATTTGTTTTCTCAATTATTTGGTCAAACAAATCAGTAGCTCTCCATTGAGCTATACCAAATGGGTCTTCCTCTGCGCTAGCTGCGCAGCGAAAGCATACAATATCCATGTCAATTAAAGCTTGCATTATAATGGAATGTCATCTTCAAATTCTGCAAAGCTAGAGTCAGCTGATTGCTGACCTAGCACAAAATTTTCATACTTCCTAGCTAAACCAATAACATCAATTTCTGTTATGGCTTTACCATGTGTTGCTAATGTAGCTACTGCATTGGCTAGAGAACTTTGTCGTACAATCATTACTTGTCGTAATGCTCGTTCTTCTTTAGTCTCATAGTTACTACCAGTTACTCGTGTTGCTGGTCGTGCTGTTGCACTAGCTGTTTGTACAGCAGGAGCTGGTGATTGCTCTCCTTCAGCTAGTACTCGTGTCCATTGCCAGTAGCCAGCTTCATCTTTCTCTGTTGCTACATTAACTAGGTCACCTTTCTCCCATGTTTGTGCTGTTTTAAACACATCAGGATTACTAAATGACATTAGTTTTTTACTCTGTACTTTACCTTCATCATTCTTAAAGGTAACTTCAATAGACTGGTATTGTCTACCATTCCTTGTTGTTGCAGTACTTGGTTGTGATACATCTATAATATCTAATTGCATTCTACAATCTCCATGTTACCCCATGATTCACCGACTTGACACTCGACTCTCATGGGAAGGTTAAACTCGTGCCCAAATAATTTCTTAAAGTTTTTAGGCACATCTTCAAAACAGTCATTAACTATTTGAACTAAACTATTAGTATAACATACTTTATCATCATAGTCAAGTATAATAGAATCATGTACTGTGTTTACTAATTTGACTCCTTGATGACTAGCGAGTCTGTTTTTTAAACTAACTCTTGCAATAGACATAAGGTCAGCCCCTAGTCCTTGTACTGGATAGTTTAAAATTTTAGTACGGGGATATTTAACACCCCATTGTGTTACTTCAGGTTCATAGTAATACTCCCTGCCTGTAGGCATTGTTAGTTTACGGTCTTTCTTTGCAAGAAACATTAACTTGTCATGCCAAGATTTTAATCCAGAATACTTAGCATAAAACTGGTCAATAATTTTTTGCCAGAAAGTTTCATTACCAGAAAAGTTAGGGTCATTAGCATAGCTATACGCACTACCTCCATAGATTAATCTAAACACAAATGTTTTTGCTATTAATCTAGAAGGTAATCCAAACCTTGCTTGATTGTCTGAGTGCATATCAGTGCCATTCCATATTTCTTCGATAGCAATTTTATCTTGCGATAAATAAGTAGCACCTACCCATTCAAGTTGTTTAGCGTCAGCTTGCAGTAACATTATAAATCGCCTAAGTCTGCTATATTAATTTCAGGTAATGCATAAGGCTCATGGTTTAAGTCTGCTTGACCATATGCAATAAGTCTACCTGATTCTTTTGCTATACTTTGTACATTAGGTTCAAATGTATCAGGTTCATTTAGACTGATTGTAATAACTTCATTACCTTCAATACTTGCTTGCCTATGTCCTTGATAATTACCTGCAATATACATTAAAACAAAAACTAAAATTAATGTTCCTATTAATAAAATAGTATTTTTATTTTGTTGTGTCATATTAATACCTCGATTTAAATAACGTTTTAATTTCACCATCAAAGTTTTGTAGATTAGGTCTACTACTTGATAGCCTACCTGTTCTTGCTACACATTGATTTAGTTGCCCATGTATTTCTCCTTTCTTCCAGTTGTTTTCATCAATGAGCTTTACTAATCCTTGATAGTAAGTTGACTTACGTTTCTCTAGTTCAGCTCGTGTTAGTATTGTATTTAATATTTCTTTAGCTTCTTGATTAGGTTTAAGACTACGTAATGTTCTTTCATCAGTACTAAACAATCCTTC